AAGTTTCTCCTAGAGTAGAGGAACAAGCAAAAGATTTATCTGAGGTAGAGAAGAGAGCATCTCTAGCGCAAAACAGAATTAACAAAGCAGTTGCTCAGGCCAAAGAGTTTCAAAGAAGAGAGCTTATGGCTGTTCAATACGCTAAAGATCTTAAGGACCAAAATGAACAATTAAGACAACAACAAAGGTCTTTCTCTCATGGTTACAGTGATGAGTTCACCAACAGGGTTGAATCTCAAATGACTTTAGCAAAGCAAGCTTTAAGACAAGCAACAGAAGCTCAAGATGCAGAAGCAATAGCTGCTGCCACTGAAGCTTTAACTTTAGCTACTACTGATAAAGCTAGGCTTCAACAATATTCTCAAGCGCAAAAGCAGTATGAAGAACAAGAAGCTGCTTATCAGCAACAACAGTTAAATCAACAACAATATCAATCTCTACAACAATATGCTCAACCAGCTGAAGAGTATAATGAGCCATCACCTAAAGCTAGAAATTGGGCAAAAAACAATACTTGGTTTGGACAAGACCAGGTTGCAACGTCAGTTGCCTTTGCAGTTCATAAGCAATTAGAGAACGAAGGCTTTGACACTGACTCAGATGAGTATTATAGTGAGATTGATAAAAGAGTGCGACAAGAGTTGCCCAACAAGTTTAACGTGGAAGCGAAGAAAAACGTCCAAACAGTCGCTTCAGCCACACGCAACACATCGACTGGACGCAAACAGAATCGTATTCAATTGACGCCAAGTGAACAGGCATTAGCCAAAAAACTTGGAGTGTCATTTAAAGATTACGCAATACAAAAAGCGAGGCTACAAAAATCATGAGCAAGAAAGAGATAAAAGTAACGAGAGCAAATAGCAACGATGACAGAGTCCCTAGAGACTCAGAAGCCAGAAGCAAATCCGAAAGGCCAAAGGCCTGGAAGATGCCTTCAGCTCTTGAGCTTCCAGAAGAGGCTGTTGAAATTGCAAAATCTCAAGGGATTGTTTATCGATGGGTAAGAGAATCTATAGCTGGACAAGATGACAAAACGAATGTCTCAAAAAGATTTCGTGAAGGATTCGAACCAGTTAAACCAGAGGAACTTCCCGGATTCCATGATTTGCCTATAGTCGATGATGGTCGACATGCTGGAATTATTGGTGTAGGTGGGTTAATACTGTGCAAGATACCGAAAGAAATCGCAGATCAGCGTAATGAATATTTCGCTAGCCAAACCGACAACCAAATGAGTGCAGTAGAAAACGACCTGATGCGTGAAGAAAATCCTGCGATGCCAATTTCAAGAGAGTTGAAATCAAGGGTAACATTTGGCGGAGGAAGCAAAGGATAACTTTGTTTGCTCTTTAACAATTTTAATTTAGGAAATAACTATGGCAAACCAAGATGCTGCTTTCGGCTTAAAGCCTTCAAGCAAATTGGGTAGTAATGTAAACTCCGAAGGGACTACAGAATACTCAATTGCTTCAGGTGCAAGCGGAAACATATTTTCAGGCGATCCAGTTAAGATGGCTAACACAGGTACTATTTTAGTAGCTGCTGCTGGTGATCAATTACTGGGAGTCTTTAGGGGATGCAGATATACCAATGCAAGCGGTGAGGTGATTTATTCAGCTTACTGGCCAGATGGTACTGTCTCATCAGACGCGGTGGCTTTCGTAGTTGACGATCCTAACGCATTATTTGAAGTGCAAAGTGCTGCAACTGGCTCAGTTGTACAAACTGTTGTTGGTAATAACGCCGACATCGTTTATGCTGCTGGCTCAACATCAGATGGACAATCTGGCGTTGAAATCAGTGGAACCACTGCTGCAACTTCAGCTCAACTAAGAATAGTTGGGTTTTCAGGCGATCCTGAGAATAATACTTTAGGTACTGGTTCTCAATCAGCAAACGTCAACATGATAGTCAAAATTAACGAGCACTTCTATGCTCAAACAACTGGAGTTTAATAATGGCTATTAATCGTTCACAATTAGCTAAAGAGCTAGAACCCGGTCTAAACGCCTTGTTTGGGATGGAGTATGATCGTTATGAAAACGAACATGCGGAAATCTACGACACTGAGTCATCAGATAGAGCATTTGAAGAAGAAACCTTAATCGTAGGTTTCGGTAACGCACAAGTAAAAGCTGAAGGAAACGGAGTCGCATTCGACAACGCTTCAGAAGGCTATACTGCAAGATACTCTCACGAGACTGTTGCGTTAGCATTTGCACTAACTGAAGAAGCTATCGAAGATAACCTCTACGACAGATTAGGCGCTAGATACACTAAGGCTCTAGCAAGATCTATGGCACATACTAAGCAAGTTAAAGCTGCTTCTGTGTTGAATAATGCTTTCTCATCCAGCTATACAGGCGGCGATGGAGTTTCACTTGTAAACTCTTCTCACCCATTAGTTGGCGGTGGAACATTTGCAAACAGACCAAGCACTTACACTGACTTGAATGAAACTTCATTAGAAGATGCAATCATTTCTATCTCAACTTTTGTTGATGACAGAAACATGATTCTTGCTTTACAAGGAAGAAAATTAATCGTTCCACCACAACTTCAGTTCGTGGCTGATAGATTAATCAACACTCCTGGTAGAGTTGGTACATCTGACAATGACATCAATGCTATTAAGAACATGGGAATGGTCCCAGATGGTTACGCTGTTAACCATTTCTTAACAGACAACGATGCTTGGTATCTGTTAACAGACTGCCCTGATGGATTTAAACATTTCGAAAGATCTCCTCTTTCAACTTCTATGGAAGGTGACTTTGATACTGGCAACGTCAGATTCAAAGCTAGAGAAAGATATTCTTTCGGTTGGTCAAACCCAAGAGCTGTCTTTGCATCACAAGGTGCATAAACCCAATTTTATTGGTAAAGGGAGCTTCGGCTCCCTTTTTTTTGTTTAATAAAAAAGTTTGTTTATTTTTAGTTAATGAGTGTATAATTCAAGAAAAGCCCGCGAGGTTTTATGAATACAGGATTACATGAATCTATAAGCTTGGCTAACTCTCCATGCAACGGAGTATGCTCAACTTCCATGGCTCCCTTTGATGATATATGTCAAGGCTGTGGTAGAAACGTTGAGCAAATAAGAGATTGGGAAACATTCCCAGAGGTTCAAAAAAAATTAATCAATATTACAAATTGGTTGAAAGGATATGATATCCGCCAAAAAAAAGATAAAATAAATGTTATGTCCGCAGATTCAAAACAAAAAATAAAAGATATTCAAGGTAGATTAATCACCATTCAATCTCTTATAGAGATGGTTGGCAAAGATATGTTAGATGAGTTTGGCCAGGATCCAGCAATAAAAGAATCATATCAAGCTTTGTTTAGCTCTAGAGAATCTATTTTAAAATCTAAAGAAAACTTCCCTCAAGACACCTAAAGTAGTATAGTTATCTAAACCGAGGTAACTCGTTGCACCAACTGACTCGGCAGACTTACTCCAAGATGGGGCAACATATTTAGTTAGGAGACAATAATGGCTAAATCAACTTTTTCAGGTCCAGTCAAATCATTGGCAGGATTTATTTCAGCAGGTACAAATTCAGTTGTTAGTTTAACAGCGAATACAACCTTAACAGTAGACGATCACGCAGGAAAACTTTTGTTGTGTAATGATGCAGACGGTGCATTTACTTTACCTTCAATTGTTTCAACTGTACCTAGCGATCCTACAGACCCAAACCAAACTAATAACTTAGGTGCTACTTTTACATTTTTAGTTATTACAGCAGCAACTGGCATGACTATTATTACAGATGGTACAGATAAGTATGTTGGTGGGTTATACACAGGTGTAAATAATGCAACAGGTAAAACTTTTATTTCAGGTTCTGCTAACGACATCATAACTTTGAATGGTACAACTAAAGGTGGTCTAGCAGGAAGTGTAATTAAAGTACATGCTGCTGATACTGCCAAATACGTTGTAGAAGGAATTACTTTAGGTTCAGGAACTTTAGTAACACCATTCTCTGGTTCTTAATTTTAGGAGCTAACCATGGCAGGTAGAATTGTAGGCTCAGATGTAAAAACAGCTACGACTGACTCCGCCGCTACAGGCGGAGCTGTCTTACAAGGTGGTCGATCAAGATTAAGAGGTTACATTATTGCAGGAGGAACTTCTGACGGTACTGTAACTTTTAGAGATGGATCTGTAACTGGTTCTACTCTTTTAATTGCTCCCTGCAACGCTAATGATACTGAAACTTTAAACATCCCGGATTCCGGTGTTTTGTTTGAAGATGGTATTCACGTTGTATTAAGTAATATAGATAGAGTAACTGTTTTTCATTCTTAGTCATGGCTGAAAAGTCATCAATATCAAGAGTAGGAACAACTGAGCCTTTTGAATTACAAGTTTCAAGAGGCCAGATTTCCTATCATGAAACTCAATTTAAATTTGGTTTTAATCCGCTAGTTGTTGATTCCTTAGAAACTGTTTGGGCGCAGGGTGGTTTATATACCTATCTATCTTCTGCTTCCACTCTTTATATATCCAGCTCATCTACAGACGATGACGTGGCTGGTACAGGTGCAAGAACAGCAACAGTATCTGGTTTAGATGCTAACTATAATGAAGTATCAGTTACTGTTGACTTAGACGGACAAACTGGCGTGCAACTAGGTGACGCTAGTAATTGGATTAGAGTCAATAGAATAACTGTTGATACTGCTGGAAGCGGCGGTCAAAATGCTGGTGTTTTATATGTAGGAACTGAGGCTACTCCTTCAAGCGGAGTACCTACTAATAAATATGCAACTGTAGCGATTGGTGACAACCAAACACTTATGGCACTTTGGACGGTGCCAGCAGGGTATACAGCTTATCTATACGAAACTCACATAACCGTAGCAACAGAAGCTAATAATAAATACGGAATAGTAACAGTTCTTGCTAGACCTGATGGTGGTGTCTTTAATATAAAAGATAAATTTACAACCGTCTTAGATACAGTAACTCAAAAATATAATTTCCCTTTAAAGTTTGAGGAAAAAACAGATATTGAAGTAAGAGCTATAGGTAGCTCTTCAAATGCTAATATTGCAATTTCAGCAGGACTGGATATTATTTATATAGCTAACGCTTAATTATGGCAGAGCGAAAAAAAACAAAACCTATACGCAGAACAACCAAAGGCAAAGGCGCTAACTATAGACCTACTAAATCTGGCGCTGGTATGACCAAAAAAGGTGTAGCCGCTTATCGTAAAAAAAATCCCGGATCTAAACTTAAAACTGCTGTAACAGGAAGTGTTAAAAAAGGCAGCAAAGCTGCTAAAAGACGCAAGTCTTATTGCGCTAGATCGCTTGGACAACTTAAAAGAAGTTCAGCTAAAACTAGGAATAACCCTAACTCAAGAATACGTCAAGCAAGACGAAGATGGAAATGTTAAATGGCTAAAGTAAAAAGCAAAGGAAAAATATGTGCAAAAGGAAAAGCTTGGGCCAAAAGAACTTTTGATACATACCCAAGCGCATATGCAAATATGGCCGCATCTAAATATTGCAAAGATCCAAACTATGCTAAAGGATCTAAAAAGAAAGCAAAGAAAATGAAAAACGGTGGACTTGTTAGCATTAAAGGACAGGGCATCGTAATGAAAGAAAGACTTAGATAATGGGTCAATTAGCAGAGTGGCGTAAACAAAAATGGGTTCGTATAGGAGCAGATGGTTCTATTTTGGGAGAATGTGGAACGAGTCCAGATAAAAAAAATCCAGATCGCTGTTTACCAAAGGCAAAAGCTAAAAGTCTTTCAAAAGCAGAAAGAGCGTCTACAGCAAAAAAGAAAAAATCAGCAGGAAAAAAAGGTAAGACTGTTGTAGCAAATACTCCAAAAGCAAAGGTTAGATTAAAAAATGGTGGCGAAGTAAGGAGAATCGCTAGAGGTTGTGGTAAAGTAATGTCTGATAGAAGGAAGAGAACTAAATTTTCTTAGAGGAAGAGATTGGCTTATTTATACAGCAATGTCCCGCATTTTAAATGCTGGGTTAGGAGAGAATATACACACAACCATGAGAAGTATCATGGCGAGTTTTTACATGCAATGGCAGTTGGTGTTACCACTATGCCAAATCGATGTTTAAGTTTTCATATTATATTTACTGGCGTAGAAGCTGAAGGCGAGCCTGAAGATAAAGTTCATGGTGGTGCTATGTGGGCTAGGATGCCTATAACAGCTTTGGTTGGAGATACTCCATTTGAACAATGGCCAGAACCTATGGCAGTTCATGATGCTCAACCATGGGATTGTTCATCCCATCATAATTCAGTTTATGTTATTGATAGAGCAACTCCATGCCCTTGGTTAGTTAAAATAGATGGAGAAATTTTTCCAGCAAAATATTACTTTACAGTTGATTATGCTGAAAGCGAAATAGCAGATCATCCAGCGCAACATAAAAGTAGTCATGTTTTAGAATTACTAGATGCAGGAGAATGGACTGGAAACATAGTAGCTCTACCAAATAATAGAGTTCGTGCTACTCACCCAGCTTGGTTTCAAGTTGGAGAGGGAGCGCCTGATTTTAGACCATCTCAACATATACATTATAGCAAATCTGATTTAGACTATACATTGGATGTAAATCGAGTTTTCGATAATTTATACAACGAGGATTAGGAATGGCCCTGTCAGGCAGCACAGACTTTGAACCAAACGTAGCTGAGTTCGTAGAGGAAGCATTTGAAAGATGCGGCCTAGAACTTAGAACTGGCTATGATTTAAAAACTGCAAGACGGTCTATTAACCTTATGCTTGCTGAATGGGCTAACCGTGGTCTTAATCAGTGGACAATAGAACAAGCAACACAAACAGTTACTGAAGGTCAAAACGATTACACATTAAATTCTAATGTTATTGATATATTAGATTGTTCAATCAGAAGAAACACTGATGGAACTGATTTAGATCTTCAAATGTCTAGAGTTAGCAGAAGTGAGTATTTAAATATACCAACCAAGTCTACCAAGTCTAGACCTTCTCAATTTTTTCTAGACAAGCTAACAACTCCTGTTTTAAAAATATGGCCAGCTCCAGAAAATTCAACCGATGTTTTAGTTTTTAATAAGCTAGTAAGAATGGATGATGCAGATGCCGGGACTAATACCATGGATATGCCTTTTAGATTTTATCCCTGTTTTGCAGCTGGACTTGCATATTACATTGCAATTAAAAAAGCTCCTGACAGAGTTGGCATGTTAAAACAAATGTATGATGAAGAGTTTGAAAGAGCTCTATCACAGGACGAAGATCGAGCTTCATTTAGAATAGCTCCATACAGACAAGGGTACTAATATGGCATACGCTACAGGCAAGTATGCGATAGCACAATGCGATAGATGTGCTTTTGAGTATCCGCTTAATCAATTAAAAAAAGAATGGAACGGTCTTAAGACTTGTCCTGAATGTTGGGAACCTAAACATCCCCAGTTAGAGCCACTTCCTCATGTAATGGATCCAGAGGCTTTATACCAGCCTAGACCTAATACAGACAAAGAAGTAGGCGAAGGGTATGTGGTTGTCATTTATACAAATATTTATGAACAACACTACATGAGCTCAGATATCATAGGAACAAATTTTCTAGTTCCTGAAATGACAGGTGCTGTTGGAGAGGTTACAATTACAACATCATGACGTTAGCTGAATTAACAACATTAATACAAAATTATACTCAGAATACTGAAACAACTTTTACAAATACAATAAATGATTTTATTGAAACTTGCGAAGAAAGGTTATTTGAGCTTGTTCAGTTTGATTTTTTTAGAAAAAATGTTACAGGAAATTTAACCACTGGGAATACATATCTTACAGCTCCATCAGATTTTCAATTAAGTTTTTCTTTAGCTGTGATTGATGGAAATGGAGACTATCACTATTTAGATAAAAAACATACAAGCTTTATGCGTGAGTATGCCCCGGATCCAACAGCTACATCAGAAAGAGGCAGACCTTTATATTATGCAGATTTTGATAAAGAGCTTTCCACAGGATCTGATAATGGGTCTACTCTTATTGTTGCTCCTGTTCCAGATCAAGACTACAACGTTGAGCTTCATTATCTTTACAAGCCATCTAGTTTAACATCTCAAACTTCTGGGACTTGGCTTTCACAAAATGCTTCTAATGCATTGCTTTATGGAAGTTTAATAGAAGCATACATATTTATGAAAGGCGATCCTGATATGATGGCTTTATATCAATCAAGATTTAATGAAGAAATTGCAAGATTAAAAAACATGGCAGAAGCCAGAGGAAGAAAAGACGAATACAGATACGATTCGCTTAGAACAAAGGTTACATAAAGGAGAGAGAAAATGAAACCAATCAAGAAGCTTGAAGGCAAGACTGTGGCTATTGTCGGGATGGGCAAAAGCTGGTTTGACTATAACTTAGCAAAATCACATGGATCACATTTTGATGAAGTGTGGGCTATCAATGCGGTGGCATCTGTTATTTACCATGACAGAGTGTTTATGATGGATCCAGCATCTAGGTTCTTAGATGGAGATGATGCCGGGGGTCAAACTGATAGTATGGCTAAACTTCTTACTGAACA